TACTCCCCCTCGTCTAGCTGCTCTTGGCTGATGGCCAGCAACATCCCTTTGATTGCCGTTCTGAGTTGCCGCTTCTTGTCGTCCGGCAGCTTGTCGGCGGCGTTGAATAGCGCTCTGAGGTCTTCCGATATTGAGCGCTGCTGGGCTTCCATCATCAGTTCGTCGGTGGATATTCCTAGCGCCTGGGCAAGGGGTGCGACGTTTTCCGATCTGGGGTGGTGTCTTCCACCCTCCCAGCCTTTGTAGGCCTCGATAGATACCCCCACAAGCTCGGCCACTTCTCGTTGCGTCAACCCCCTGTTCTTTCTGGCGGTCCTCAAGGTCTGTGGGATGTTCATGTCGTCTCGCAGAGTGCTGTCTGTGGTGTTGTTCAATCGTATGTCCTTGTTTTTTCAGAGGGTGTAATGAGTTGCACCTTTTGGGGTGGCATCGTCGTCTATTGAGGTGTAACGTATTACACCTAAATGGGGTAATCGTTTTACTTGACGGGTTTCTAGCATGATCGACTGGATCGCGGCCATGATCGAACTGCACCACGCGCCTTTGAGCAGTGGGGCGGTGGTCTGTATCGAGGCTGATGGCACGGTTGCTTGGGAAACCCCGCGCAAGATGCTGGTCCGTGGCTCCCATGACTCGACGATCCATATCCGGAGCGTAGGCGGGGACGGGCAGGGCAACGCGACTCATCTGTACATCGACGGCAACCCAAGCAAGTGGTTGCAAGGACATAACCTTGTTGGTTCCTGTGATCTCGTTGCCCTCGTCTGGGATGCTTTTCAACGCCTCTGCGCCCTGGTGGGCCTTGAGCCGACTGACTTTGAGCGTCAGAAGGTCAGGGCAGGGCAGTACCGCGTCACTCGCGTCGATTACAACCGAATGTTCGAACTTCCAAGCCGGGCCGATGTTCGAGCCTGGCTGCGTGCGGGCGAGTTCAAATGTAAGTCTCGTCATGGTCGCCCGGTAAACAATCGCGGGACTCTAACTTTCGGCAAAGGCTCAAGCCATTGGTCGATTGTTTGTTATTGCAAGGCCGATGAAATAACTTCCGGTGGTTCGCACAAGTTGCCGGAAGAGTTTCACCAGTATCCCGAAATCTATCAGTGGATAGATAACAAACTTCGCGTTGAACTTCGGTTGCGCTCAAAGAAACTCAAGGCGCTGGGCCTTGAATATGCCTCTCAACTCACCCCCACGGTTCTTTGGAAGCTCTACCGTGACTTCATTGGGGAACTGGATATGTCAGAGCAAATAGAACTCAAGTCCAATGAGGTGATGAACCTCCCGAACTGGCTTCGTGGCACGTATATGCTTTGGAAACAAGGTCATGATCTGCGCGATAGTTTGTCCAAGGCTACTTATTATCGTCACCGTACTGAGCTTCTTGCGCTTGGGATTGACATAAATATCCGTTGTGATCGCCGCGATGATAGCAATGTTGTGCCGATGATTCGGATTCTTGAGGCTAAGCCTGCGGCTATTCCGAGCTTCTTCTTTGAAAGAGGGCTGATTCATAAATCGGCCCGTCAGGTGGCTGTATGAAGTCTGGCTTCGATTTTTACTTCGGCGGTCGAGTTAGCTCCCGCCAGGAGATGCAACAGCGTCTGCGCAATCTCAGAACTGAGGGTAGCGTTATGGATGATCTGGAGAAAGTTCTTTCTTCTAGAACTCCGGCTGAACAAGTCCAGGCCGCTGAGGATTTCAATAAGGCGAATCGTTCTAAGTTGATCAGCAGCAAGAAAGGCACTCTTTATTTGGGGGATGTATTCGAATGAGTGAATCCCAGTTTCAGAAACTTCGCTCCGAAGTTGAACGGGTCATAAGCGCCCAGCTTTGGAATGAAAGTTACGGCAAAGTTCAGGCTGTCACGAACTCAGTAATGTCTATCTTTGCCGGCACGCTCACTACTAAACCGACAGCCGGAGAAACCAACAATGGCTAATGCACTGACTATCCGTATTGAAACCACTGGCGTTGTTCGCTCGGGTAATTCCAAAGCTGGCAATGAGTACCATATGTGTGAAGCCTTCGGGCATTTGCCGGGTATTCCTTATCCGCAGCGCTTCGAATATTACGCAGCTAAGCAGAATGAAATTCTGCCTGCTGGTCATTATGAGTGCGACATTACTTGCCGCGTGAAAGATGACCGACTGTGGTTCGAAGTTGATCCGCGCCAAGCTCGCCGCGTTGCGTCTCCGGCTGCCGCTAAGGCGCCTGTTCAAGCCGCTGGTTAATAGGGGGCCGCCATGCTGCGTTATCTCTCGATGTTCGCTGTAGGCCTCGCCACGGGCTACCTGTGGGGGTGGACCGATACCATGGCGGCTTTCCTGTGATTTCCGCCCTGTCCTGCGATGGCTCCATCTCTATTGCGCCGGATGGGGCGCCCCTGTGTTCGGGCATGTGGGTCTTGACCCAGGTGCCGGAGCAGTTCGACCCGTCGATGTTGGACACCGAGGCACTCGCCCAGGCGTTCTCTGTCGGGTTCGGTCTTGTCGCGACGGTCCTTGTCGGCGCCCTGGGCGTCAAGGCCGTGCTCGACTTTCTCAAAAAAATGTAAGGAGTAAGTCTATGAAAAAACTGAAAAATCTGTTCGTTCGTGGTGGTTCCGCCGTTGCCGTAGGCGCTGCCCTTGTCGTCTCGCAATCCGCCTCGGCCGCTGGTTGGGATTACAGCGTGCTGACCTCGGATGTCGACTTCGGGACTATCGCGACCGGTGTGCTGGCCGTCGCTGCGCTGCTGGCCGCTGTGTATGCCGGCATTAAAGGCGCTCGCGTTGTCCTGGGCTTCCTGCGGAGCTGATCGGGGAGGGCGGTTCGATGGGGCGGCTTCGGTCGCCCCTTTTTGTTTCTGGCAGGGGAGTTTGAGTGATGGCGGATTTATATGAGTTCGCATTCTTTGTTATTGGCGCGGCGTGTAGTTACGCCATATTTTCGAGGCTGTGATTATGCGTGCGCTCTTGCTGGTCCTTTGTCTAGTCTCTTTCGGCGCTATTGCTGAGGACTATTATTGGCCTCGTGGTGCTCAGAAATATGGGAGTTATACGGAAGTTGTTGAAGAGGCTCGGAAGTCTGCGATAGCTAACAGTCCTGGCTATTCGCGTGTCGAGGCTGTGCGGATTGTCTATCCGGCCAATGGTCGGCAGGATATGGCAACTTATGGTCTTGAGTTCTATTGCCTTAGCCAGGGTGTGGAAAGGATGTGTAGCACTTCCTATAACAACCCGATTTACAGAAAAGGGGATGGATGTACCGCGCCTAAGATTCCTGACGAAACGACCGGCACGTGTAGGGAGCCTCCGCCTCCTCCAGAGGATTGCATCAAGGGACTGACGGATTTATTTAGCTCTCCACCGTCTCCGGTTTATCAGTTGAATGGCCGAAATATTGTGAACTCAACGCCGCCGACTGGCTGTAAGAACGGGTGCCAATATATTCCTACCAGTTCGAAAACGGGCGGTTGTTTCTTTATGCCGGGCTCGACTAATGAGGGGTTCTGCAATTACTGGCTCGAAACGAATGGCGACTCTTGTGCAGCCGACACGAATAACCCAGGCATGACCGGCCCATCGCTGAACGACACGCCGCCGACCAATCCTGATGAGCCGCCGTCCGACCCAAACAATCCTGGATGTCCGGCTGGCTATAGCTGGTCTGGCACAACGTGCGTAAAGACGCCCACTGATCCGACCGATCCGACCGATCCCACGGATCCGACCGACCCCACTGATCCGGGTAGCGGTGGTGGAGATGGCGGTACTGGTGGCGGCGGTACGGGCGGTGGTGGTGATGGTGGAACTGGCGGTGGTGGAGATGGCGGTACAGGTGGTGGTGGCGATGGCGGCACGCCTGGAACTGGCGGTGGTGGCGATGGTGGCGGTACGGGTGGCGGTGGTGACGGCTCAGGGGAGGGCGGTGGTACTGGTGGCGGCTCGGGTCTTACGGGTGGCTGCAAAGACGATAGCTGCGCGTTCGTGAAGAACAATCCCTTCGGCACAGACAAGGTGCCCGGTTTTGATGAGTCGCTACAAGCGGCCTGGACGGGTATTCAGAAATCACCGATAGGTCAGGCGCTGGGTCGCATTAATTTTCCCAGCGGGGGCGCTTGTCCAACGCAGAGCATATCGCTATTCGGCTCCAACATTACGTTCAGTTCCCATTGTGATCTGTGGGCGCAGATCGAGCCGATCTTGCGGGCAGTGTTCCTGGCGTTCTGGGCGCTGCTGTCGGTCCGTGTGTTCTTGTCAGCGTGAGGTGATATATGGACGGTATTCTTAGTGCTATCAAGCAGCTTATTCAGACGGCAACCGACTTCTTTCAGCGTGCACTTAAGGCAATTGATGAATTCTTTAAGTGGGTGCAAGATGCGTTCGATTATTTTTGGGAACTGCTCCCTGTTTTACCGGAGTATGTGTTCCATAGGATGACTTCTGCGGTTGTGAAGTTTTTCGAGTGGTTGCCGGTGCCTGACTTCTTCGTTACAGCCGGTAATGCGTTCCAGGGCATTCCGCCATCGGTCGTTTATTTCGCCAATGCATTCCAGATTGGTCCAGGTGTGACCATGGTCCTGGGCGCGTATCTGCTGCGCTTCATTCTCCGGCGTATCCCGATTATCGGTTGAGGTGATGTATGGCGATTGATGCATATGTGGGCAAGCCTGGGCACGGTAAAAGTTACGGCGTTGTCGAGCATGTAATTATCCCGTCGCTTAAGCAGGATCGGCATGTGGTGACGAATATCCCGCTCGAAGTCGATATGTTGCTGATGGATTTCGGCGGGACCATTGAGCAACTGCCGGAAGACTGGTTTGAGCGTGAAGACTTGGCCGACTTTGCGCCGCCTGGTTCGGTCCTGGTGCTGGACGAATTGTGGCGGCGATGGCCGAAGGGGCAGAAGACCAATGACGCGCCGATGGCCGACAAGAAGTTGCTGGCCGAGCACCGGCACCGCGTAGACAAGAAAAACCGCTCGATGCGTGTTGTCATGGTGACTCAGGACCTCGACCAGTTGGCGAGCTGGGCCACGTTGCTAGTCGAAACCACGTATCGGATTGTCAAGAAGTCGAAGACCATGTTCCGGGTCGATATCTACAACGGCGTGGCCAAGGGCGACAGCCCGCCGAAGTCGAAGCTACTGCGCAGCACCGCGGGGCGATTCAAGCCGGACGTGTACCGCTATTACAAGTCAGCTACGCAGTCGGAAACGGGCAGTGTAGGGGATGAGTCCAAGGCCGATGCGCGGGGTTCGTTTTGGCGATCCTGGGGCTTCTGGTCGCTGGTTGGGTTGGTCGTTGTGTGCTTGGCCGTGGGCGTCCCTGGAATCATCAAGTTCTTCACGCCGCCTCAGCCGAAACATGCTGTAGCGCCGGTGCCGATCGCCAAGGTTGCCGAGCAGGTTCAGCCGGCTGTTGCGCCTGGTGCGCGTGCTGCTCAGGCGGTGTATGGGACGCCTTCGGACGGTCCGGTTTTGTCGTCAGTGTGGCGGATTGCCGGGTATGTTCATGCTGGCCTGGGCAAGGCTGACGCGTGGCGATCGCGTGATGGCTACAATGCGCAGCCTGACCAGCCGATCAGCAAGACGTCGCGCGTCGTGATCGTTTCGGACAATGGCCGCACGCGGTTCTGGCCGTTTGAAAAGTGCCGGTTCTTCGAGCGCACGCCTGACTTGTACTGTGATATCGACGGTGAGCGTGTGACGTTTTGGACGGGTCGTGGAGCGATATCGACAGTGATGGATGCGACAAGCACCGCGAGCGGCGGCAGCCAGCGTAGCGCAGCGTCCGCCGCGACCGGTGCGCAGGTGCAGACCCCGCATTCGTTTCAGCCGCATCAGCCGCAGCAGGGAACCCGCGTGACGGTGGTTACTGATAACAGCCGCTTACCTCGCACGTTGTGACCCATGGCTTCGCATAATGTATATTATGTTAAATTAAATGCTATGTTAGAAGCCAGGATGATTCAGTCCTAAAGCGTCAAGCCCGATCTGGCGCTGTGCTGTACGGTGGTCGCTAAGCTGCTACCTTCAACGCTCAGGCGTCCTCAGATGTCATTGCCGAGGGCCTGGTGGTTGCGATGATGACGTCGTCCTCTGAGGTCACCGTTGCCAAGTACCCCTCAGATCTCATCTCGTTGACTAACCTCCGGTTTGACTCGGTGTTTCTTACCTTGATCTTCTTGACCTTCGCGCTCACGGTTTTGAAGTCCTCATCGTCGAGCAACCCTAGAGCTGCGGCAACCTCCGGCCACTTCATCCCAGGAAGACATTGTGTCAGCATTTCAGAGCGCTGCTCCGAGGTTAGGCTCGCGTTGCGAACCAGATGTCGCAGCACAGGCATCAGCGGATCAGCAAACCTTTCGCCAGCTTTATTGGCCAGCATAGATACACGGCCGAGCTCTGGAACCGCTTCCGGTTTGCTTTCAATCGTCTCTAGGCTAAGCCCTGACCACATCTGAATTTTCTGTGTGAGTGGCAGCGCTTTGCTTTTGCTCAGAGTGAGCATCGAGTCGAGCTGGAGAGAACTGATATCGATCTCTGCCTTTGCTAGATCCCACCGTTCAACCAGGTACTGGCCTTCGAGATGTGGGCAAGTATTCAGTACGATCTCCCTGACTTCCGAGCTGTATGGCAGAAATGATGAGGCTACCAGCATGACCCACCGCCCTTCAGGTAGCGCTGCTTTTATCATTGATAGGTCTTGAAGCACGACGCCATCGAGCAATATTTTGAGCACGTCATTACTGATACTGGTGGAGCTCAGAAGATACTGTTGCAGCGACCAGTCTGCGCTCGTTGACTGCCACAGCTTGCCCTTGAGAGACGATGCGTTCCGAACGATGAAATCGGTGAACACCGTTTGTAGTGGTCAACCCATCCCGGACAGTGGGTTGAGTTTTTCTTCGGCCACCGCAGGTGGTACCGCTGGACTTCCTGCGCCGTCAGGTAGCCAGTCGGCGGGACCCATTCCGACTTCAGGCTGCGGAACAGACGCTCCATCGGCGAATTGTCCCAGCAGTTCCCCCGGCGGCTTATGCTCTGCTGCATCCGGTAGCGCCACAGTCGCTGCCGGAACAAGCGGCTGGCGTAACTGGCTGAATCCGAATGGAACAGCACCTATTGTGGCTTGCCGCGCTGTTCGTAGGCCATGTCCAGGGCCTTGATCACCAGCTCGGCATCCGGCTTGGCCGAGAACGCCCAGCCGATCACCCGCCGTGCCTGCAGATCCAGCACCGCCGCCAAGTAATGCCAGCGGCCTTGCGCCCAGATGTACATGATGTCGCCACACCACACCTGATTGGGACGCTGGACCGCGAATTCGCGGTTCAGCCGATTCGGGATATCCGGCCGCTCAACCATGGCCTGTCTATAGGCGTGCGAGCCCGGTTGCTTGCTGACCAGGCCCAGCTCACGCATCAACGCGGCGCGCATCGACCCGACGACGTCGAAGACGGTGGACGTAGTAGCAAGACCGCGCCACATCGAAAGCTGAACAGACCACTTCCACCGACTATCGAGTTTGTCCGACATCAAGAGAGCGGTAGCCTTTTTTAGGATCGCTTTCTCCCGCTCCAGCCGGTTGATCCGAGCCTCCAGCTCCTGGATCTTCTGCTGTTCTGGGGCGAGCGCCTTGCTCTTCGGGGTCACGCCGTCGCGCTCCTGCTGGAGCTGTTTCACCCAACGGCGCAAGGCCGACCCAGCGAACGGCAGGCGTCGATATGGCTGTAGCCTTGGTCCAACACCAGGGGCGCGGCCTCTCGCTTGAACTCGGCGGAAAACGTACGTCGTTGCTTGCTCATCAGACACCTCTCTCACGGCAAGGATTGTCGCCTAAATCGGTGTCCGGGATTACAAACTGCCCTTCAAAGCTAGCTATTGGTCGTTCTCTGCCGGTCTCAGATCCGATGCAAATGCTTGGTCTAGTCAAATGCAATCAGGTGGTCAAGTAAGCGCAATTGCGCAGCGGCGAGCGGTAGTTCAGTGCGCTGCGGATGTTCCTCGTTGTAATCCTCTCTCCCCTTCAGGGCCTGACACAAGAAGGGCATAATGGCATAATGCAGCCACCTGCATCGCTTGCTGCCAGGAAGCGATGACGTAGCGATAAGGAAGTCGCCCCGCAATGCTCTTCCCTTGCTTTCCGTCATTTCTTGATATCCGTAAATCATCACTACCCTCTCGATGCAACGACCAGAGTTGCGGGTAGTTCAAGGAGAGACCGTGCGTTCGACTCTGCCACCACTCACTGGTTTGCTGATGCTTGGTCTGGGCGGGTGTGTTTCGTTCCATCCCGCCGGTCCCATCGGCGCACCTTCAGAAACAGCGCAAAGCACCTACCCGCACGCTGTTCAGGTGGAAGAGGTACAGATCACCGACAGGAAAATTACCAATGCTGACTGGCGCCGCACCGTCAGCGCGGCCCTGACCCAACAGATCGGGCAGCATGTCGAGCGCGGTGAGTATTTCGGGCGCTTGATCAGCTTTCCAGCGAAGGTCGAAGGCAATGACGTTGTGTTGAAGTTCAGCTTCTCCTCGCTAGAAGGCAAGCGAACCCCGCATCCCGGCTATATCCCAGGTGCCCTGCTGACACTGACTGCATGGATCTGGGTGAACGGCCCAATCTACGTGGACAAGTACGATCTGGTCGGTGACCTGTTGATCGAAAACGCTGAGGGCAAGGCGCTGGCCAGCAGCCACAAAGCACTGGACGTCCAGCAGAACACAGGCCTCTGGGATCACGACTATGCCGCCTTCTCCCTGGGCAGTGTGCAACTCACTCAACTGGTGGAGTCGCTGCTGAAGGATGCCACTGCGCAGTTGCCCTGCCCTGAGGGGGAGCCTTGTGAAAGCAAGCCGGATTGACCAGGGAACGGTTGCAGTCCGCCAAACCGGTAGTTTCACCATCCAAACAGCAACAACGGCGATTCAAAGCATTAGCCACTGCAAGATCATCCAGAAGGCCGATGGCTACGCCTTTTTCTCACACCCTACCGATAGCACCCCCCAGAAGGAGGCAGCGAGAGCAGGGTCACGCTTCGCGTGACGCGCTATCCCTCCTCGCCCAAGGACGAGGTTTCTCGCGCAAGACTGATGAAGAAATACCACCTCGCGCTATTAGGCGCTCTCTGCCTGCAACTCACCGGCTGCATTTCCTATTCGCACCAGCAGCAGGCAGACGCCAGCGCTTGGCCGATTCCACTGAACTCGGCCAAGCCCACCGTCAGCCTCAAGGTCGATACCGACTATCAGTTCAACGGTACCCCCAGTCAGCGCGGATTCAATCTACCTCGCCTGGAGAGACTGCTGATCAAAGAGTACCAGAGCAGTCAAGCGTTCGAGCAAGTCGCGCTCGGACTCAATACTGCGGACGTCTACGCCAAGGTGGAGGTTAGCAACCATGAAACCGGCAGCATGCTTCTGGCGATCCTCTCAGGCGCTACTTTACTGGTGATTCCGGGAACCTTTGACAATGAGTGGATCATGGAGACTCGTTTCTTCGATGCCAATGGCAAGGAACAAGGACGCGTGGTCAAACGGGAGATAACGACTACCTGGACGCAGCTACTGCTGGTGTTCGCCCTGCCCTTCAACGAATCGACTGATGAGATTTTGGCCAAGTTGGCACGGAGCACTCTGGAAGAAGCAAGTCAGCGCAAGTTGCTCTGAATGACGTTACGGTAGGGGGCATCAGTAGGCCGACCAAAACATCTTGGCGTAAGACTGGGTAGGTGTGATGATCAAGGCAGTCAATGTGCCCGCGTTGCAGTGACCTGCCCCCAGTTTTAGTACCGCTGCCTAGTTAGTAGGCCCTGGGGTTGATATTAATTTTTCCTGCTTCAGCTGCTGCTGGCGAGTTCGCCAACTTGCAGCAAATTCTGCCGGGGTGGGATTGCCAATCGCGCTGTGCGGTCGGTGTGCGTTGTAATCCCGCCGCCAGGCCGCGATGCGGATTCTCGCTTCGGCCAGCGAACAGAACCAGTGCTCATTGAGGCATTCGTCCCGGACTTACCGTTGAACGACTCGATGAAGGCATTCTGCGTGGGCTTACCAGGCTGAATCAGCTTCAGCTTGATGTCGCGCTGATAGGGCAT